CTATGCGGCAATCCGCTGGCTTGGCGCCTGACCGGACGTTCCATCCCGGAAGTCAGCCCGCAGCAGAACAATTTTAGCGGCGGCAACGTCGCGATCGAGGACGCATCCACAGTCACAGTGATGCATCCTTTCGGCGAGCGTCTTGCGCCTGATCGTGCCGCACTCCGGGCATATCTGGCTGGTGCCGCGAGGATCGACCAGCACGACGACACCACCAGCGTTTGCAGCTTTGTAGGTGACGTGTTGGACGAGTTGGTTCCACGCAGCGTTGTGCACGGACTTGGCGAGCATCCCGGCCGCCAGTCCTTTGATGTTCAAGTCCTCCATCGCGATGTGGGTAAAGCGGTCTACGATCTTTCTGGACAGTTTGTGCGATCCGTCCCGCCGCTGGTTGGCCGTCTTGGCACTGTGCCGCGCCAGCCGGGCCTTCGCTTTCCACCGCCGCTTGCTGCCCCGTTTGCACCGGGCCAGAGCGCGTTGCAGTCGTCGCTGCCGCTTCGATGCAAGCCGCGTATGCTGCGGCGTCGGAACCGTCTCGCCATTGGACAGCGCCACCAGAGAGGTAAGGCCGAGGTCGATACCGATTGGCGCAAAGTCCCGCGCGGCGGGTTCGGTGTTCGGCAACTCGATCTGGAAACAGACATACCATTTGCCGCAGGATCGGCTGATGACGGCTGCCCCGAGCTTCGCGTCTGGCGGCAACGGCCGGTGCCAGCGGACCTTGATCTCGCCAGGAATGCCCACAATGCCGATGCGCCCGCTCTTGCGGATCGTCAGGCCGTCGCCGACGCGGAACTCGGCAGAGTCAAACCGGCGCTTGGAGCGAAAGCGCGGGAACCCTGGCTTGGCCCCACGTCTGATACGTCCGAAGAATGCGGCGAACGTCTTATCCAGCCGTCGCAGCACTTGCTGTTCGGCCGAGAAGCTGTAGCGGGCCAGTCGCTCGTCGGCCGCGCGTACCGCTTTCAGTTCGGACGCCTGATTGCCGTAGCGGAGCGAGATGCCGCATCGCTGGTAGGCTTCGATGCGCTGTTGCAGACCGGCGTTGTAGAGGTCGCAGAAGGCTCCGAGCATGTAGGGCAATGCAGCCTCTTGTGCCGCCGCGGTGAACAGCCTGAAACGGTAGGAAAGGATCAATCAGACCCCCTTCTGCGCTTCGATGTAGCGACGGATTGTTGCCTCCGACACCGCGCCTACCGTCGAACAGAAATAGGACCGGCTCCAAAGCGTCGGCAGCCGCGAACGCAGCGCAGGGAACTCCTCGCGCAGCGCGTGGCTTGTTCGACCTTTCAGGCGGTTGGCGATCTCTGCCACACAAAGCATCGGTCCAGCCTCGACGAACAGATGCACGTGGTCTGGCATCACTTCGGAAGCGAGGATCGTCATGCCGTGCTCGGAAGCGACCTCGGACACCAGTTCCTTCAGCCGTGCATCGACGGGTGGCGTCAGCACCGGCCTCCGATATTTCGGACACCAGACGAGGTGATACTTCAGAGAGAACACCGCTCTGGCGTTCTTGGCGTAGCGCGAACCAGACATCCAGGCCAATATACATCTGCCGGTTATCTACTTCAACAGCCATGCGCCACGCTATCGCGTGGCCCGGCATTCCGCTGCCAGCTAAAGCAGGCAGTCCCCAGCCGGAGGTTCTAATGGAGCCATGAAACCCGCGTCAGTCCTAACGATCATCCGAGCAGGCAACGAATGGAACTGGCAGGTGTATCCGATCGGCTCGCCGTCCAGCCATGGCACGGCGACGACCTTCGACGCTGCATGGGCTGCCGTCAGTGCGGTCGTCGGCGCCGGCACGGCGCATACGCTGGAAGGGCGCATCGACGGAGAAGCCGGCCCCCCCTGACGGGTCACTGGCAGGACTCGCACACTCCATCGTCCGGGTTGCACGCTGCGGCCTGACCAGCCGTCACCGACCGCTGGCGGTCCAATAGCTCCAGAGTGCTCTGATCCAGTAGTGGGCAGTCCTCACCGACACGGGCACCACAGACGTTGCATGCCTCATTCGCAATTTGCGCGCTACGACCACAGGTCATGGTTGCCATTTTAGAAAACTCCTCAGTCGCGCGATGACAGAGCATCAGCGATTGCATCCAGCTTTTCGCCCATGTGCTTACCGAACGCCTCAATAGCTCCCATCTGGGTCGCCGCGTTACCATTGCCGAGATACTTCAGGTGAACGGCCAAGTCCTCAGTCGCGTGCGCGAGGCGTAAAATCGCATAGGCGATCTCACTGGTTCCCTCCAATCCAACGCGCTCTAGTTCATTGATTGCACGGTCTTCATATGGCATGGTTCTGCTCCGGGGTTTGCTTACGGTCTGCCGGGACGCGCCCGGACCTCTGGCGTCGGTGCCATCTGTGCCACCTCTTCGAGGCTGAGCGGCTTGCGCCACTGCCGCGTCACTTTGAGCAACGACAACTCCTCGCCCTCCGGTTCGATCAGCGGCTCGTCTGTTCCGCACATTGCCATGATGCGATCCCTAGCTGCTTCAACATGGCGGCAATCGGTTGGGCTCCACCGGAGCACCTGTGCCGGCCCGCGCTTGCTCTGTACAGCGATGGAAAGCTGCCAGAGCGGGCGACCACCAGCATATACCGCTCACTCCATGCCGATGTTGACAGTGAGGCCGAACGACAGACCGCTCGCAGCCCAGAAATGCCCCTTGGTGAATTGCTTGTCGGGATCGAACACTGGATGCGCTAAAGCGTATGCAATCTGGCTTCTCATCAGATCAGGTCCTTGTCCTTCGCCAGCCATTCAGGCATGGCCATTGTCTTATCGTCGGCGTCCCACTCGCATTGGGACTTCGGAAGCCAGACTGTGCGGATGCCATCGTGAAAGCGATACGCTTTGTCGGTCTCGCCATGTATCTCACCAGCAATGTCAACGAGGTCTGACTTCATCGCATCCTCAATCGGGTTTGAGTATCAGTCGAGAATGCGGCGCAGTTCGGCCAAATGATCTGGGTTTTCTTCCCTGACCACTGAGGCTGCAACCCGCACAAACGCCACGGCTAAATCCTTGCCGTCATAGCCCTCATGCCACAGGCGATGGGAATCGGAGGTTGGTATTAGGCCGCAATCATGCGTTCAACGAGCCGAAGCGCCGATTGCTGAAGATCCAACCGGGTAACCTTTAGGGCGGCCCCGGCGGCGTCCCCGGCAGCGACCCCGGCAGCGGCCCAGGCAGCGACCCCGGCGGCGGCCCCGGCGGCGGCCCCGGCAGCGGCCCAGGCAGCGACCCCGGCGGCGGCCCAGGCAGCGACCCCGGCGGCGGCCCCGGCGGCGGCCCCGGCGGCGGCCCCGGCGGCGTCCCCGGCAGCGTCCCCGGCAGCGGCCCTGGCGGCGGCCCTGGCGGCCCCGGCAGCGGCCCCGGCGGCGTCCCCGGCAGCGTCCCCGGCAGCGGCCCTGGCGGCGTGAGCATCATCACGCGCGGCCGCGAGCGCGGGCCTCAACGAGGGACACTGCGCCACGTCGGTGATCTCCGGCAGGGACGCCAAAGTGTCAGCCTGCTTATCCAGCCTCGCCAGCCGTAGCCATGCAGGAGTATGCACGCGCACGAGCCAGTCAGCAGCCATCAATGCTCGCCGCCGCTCAACCTCTGCGTCACGGCGCGTTCCAACCACACGCAGGATCAATGGGCGCAACAGTGCATCGCGTTCCTCATCCGGCAGTCCATCATTCCAGGAACGAAGAAAAGCGCCGACGACTGGACATGCACACTCTGGATGGTCCGACCACGGCTCTCCGGCGACGAATGCTACCGCCTCCATAACGCACATTGCTCTGTGGTCTTTATGTGCGCCTACTTGAAGGACTCCAACAAGCGCCATCCGCTCAATTACTCCACTCATCTTTCGATCCTCAACTGGGGTTCAGGTCATTCGGCGCGGGCACGGGAGGCACCGCGTTTTGTCGGTCGGGTATCCGACTGGCGGGCAATCTTCGCAAAGATAAAGATACCAAGCTGCCATCTTGTGATTACCAGCGAGCCGCATCCTGCGTGCCTTCGCCAAGCTATTGCGGCAACGGCTGATCTTCCAAGCTCTGAAGTCCGAGTATGTCATGTTCCGCACCGGGTTAGTGTTTCAGGCCGTCCACAAATTTGCTGATGCTGGCAAAATCGCTGCCGCATCCTGCTTTCTGTGCCGCGTCACTGGCAAAGGTAATCAGATCCACCATACGCCGCGTCTCTATGTCTGCGTAAAGCTGTGCCAACTCAGGGTTATTCGCATGCTTCTGAGCAAAGTAGCGGGCTTCGCGGTAATCGTAGAGCGCTTCGGCGTAGGTTTGTGGCTGGTAGGGCATTGTCTCGCTCCGGGGTTCAGTTGCTGATCCATTCGAGGTCGGCAAAATCGGTCGCGGCCGACGTGACACCAACGTATCGCACGAAAGCATATTTCTCGTTGAACGAAGTCAACACACCTTCCTCGATCTTCCTGCCGGGGAAGTCTCCGTGCTCGCGGTAGACCACCTTGCGTCCGATGTCGTCTTGCGTTGGCTGGATCATCCCCTATTCGTCTCCGGGGTGTTGTTTGTCACTTCCTGATTGACAACTCTTACCGTCCCGTGGTAGTTCTGTCAATCAGAAAACGCTGACGGGACGGAAAATCTTAGTGGCACGGTGTTACCTGAGAAATGGGGTCTGGGGCTGGTCAGTGGAAGACCAGCGGAAGGCGCTGGAAGACGCTGGCGCGCTGGACCCCAGCCAGCTTTATCAGGATACCGTGCGCGCCGATGTGGCCAAGCAGCCGGCCAGGGTTAGGCCAGAGATGCTGACGGAGAGGACTGCCCTTCTGCGGGCCACCCGCCCCCGGCAGAATGAGGTAATCGCCGTCGCCACGCCGTTGGCCCTGGGCGTAAGCGAGCGTGACCTGATCGATAGTCTCGCCGCCGCCGGAAAGAACCGCAAGGCCGCTGTCCTGTTCGTCGATAGCGGCCTGCGCATTGCGCCTGACGACGGTATGGCGGCGGCGGCAGTAGCAGCAGCGGCGTGGCAGAAGGCCAGGCAGGACGTTCGCACGAAGCCCGGGCGCATAGCGGGCAACGTGGCGGCAGCAGCTAAGAAGCTGGCGGATACTGAGAAGAAGCTCCCAGCCGCACGCCCCCTGTGGCGAAGCAGCCGCCCCGATCGCCTTACTGCGGCGCAGGTCGCGGACAAGGTCGGACTGTCAGTCAAGACACTATATTCAAGGTTCCGCGCCAGACCGAGGGTCAAAAGGTGATGCGCGTGCTTGACCTCTTTTCCGGGATCGGCGGCTTCAGTCTCGGCCTTGAGCGGGCAGGCATGAAGACCGTGGCATTTTGCGAGATTGATCCATTCTGTCGGCGCGTGCTGGCGAAACACTGGCCGGAGGTCCACTGCTATCCCGACGTTCGAGAATTGTCCGCGCAGCACCTTACGGCAGACGGACACGGAAGCATCGACCTCATCAGCGGCGGCTTCCCATGTCAAGACATCAGCGTCGCAGGGCGGGGCGCAGGTATTACAGGCGAGCGATCTGGACTCTGGTCCGAGTTCGCCCGGCTCATTGGCGAGATACGACCGCGATACGCGATCGTGGAGAACGTCGCAGCTCTGCTTGGACGGGGGCTTGGAGACGTTCTCGGAGACCTGGCCGCGCTCGGGTATGATGCGGAGTGGCACTGCATTCCCGCTTCGGCCATTGGCGCTCCCCACGTCAGGGACCGCGTCTGGATTGTGGCCAACACCGCAGGCGAGGGACGAGAAGAATGGTATGGCCAACCGTGTAGGCGACCCGAAACGCCATGGCGGCTGGAACCTGTCGGACTTCGTGGCAAAATGGCCCACCCCAACGGCCCGCGATTGGCGCTCCGGGACGGGCGCGACCTTGCGCGATGGGCACAAGCCTCAACTGCCGGAGCAGACTGGTGGGCAATTGAACCCGACGTGGGTCGAGTGGTTGATGGGCCTACCGGCAAGGTGGACCGACGTAAGCGGCTCATAGGTCTCGGCAACTCACTGGTTCCGCAAATTCCAGAGCTGATCGGACGCGCCATCATGGAGTGTGAAAATCATGACAAGTGAATCCCAGACGACAGTTCCACCAGCCGTCGCGAAGCTACTGGCTGCCGCAGATGAGGTGCTGGCCATGGCACGTGAGCTTAGGTCGCGGGGGCGTGATGCTGACTGTTTGGCCTGCGCATTGTTCGCCAACGAATACGTCCGAGCAGCACGCGCAATGCAGGACATGCACGATGCAGGAAAATCAGAATGAGCAAATCCGACACCACCGAGCCGGCCTATGTGGATGTAGCGTCTGAGCCGGTGACTCGGCCTGATTACGAAGCGGGTTTCGATGGCCGATGCACGATGTGCGTCGAGACTGGAGAGTGCCCAGCGTGCGACGGCGAGGGATGTGACTTCTGCGGATCGACTGGTGAATGCCCCGAATGCGGCGGGAGTGGCCGCCTGGATGATGGAGATGACGATGACAGCTAAGATAGTGTTGGGAACGCTGGTTCGGTTCAATCACAGCGGCGAAGGCGGCCCCGTGCACCGCATCGTGAGCGTGATGAAAGATGGTATGGTCGAGATCCATGACATGGGCGGCTACTTCGCGCCCCACCTGTTCACGATTGCCGACGACATTGCTGATATACCACCAAGCCCACCGCCTGAACTGGTGCGGATCGAGGGTGATGACATCGTAATCCGCATCTCGCTCGACGCTTTGGTATTTGCGACTGAGCAAGGCTGCCTTTGCACATTTAGCAAGCTCAAGAACGACTTTCGGACGGTCCATGTCCACGATCCAGCGCAGTGGCGCGATGCCATCGTGCGCGCTTTGCGGCGCGAAAAGGAAAACGGCGACACGCCGGTCCATCTCATGCTGGATGATGCATTGGAATACGCCGCAGACCAAGGCGAAGAAGGGGTCAGTATCGAGGGAATTCTGCCATGAGTGTCCAACTGAAGTGCCCCGGAGTCGGGCGGGATAAAGACTGCATCACGGCTCTGCAGTTCTACTTCAATCGTCCAGTAACTGATGACGAGATGCGCTTTCTCCATGAGGTTATTCAGCGTGCCGTCGCTTGTTCTCTGCCTTATGATGGGCGAGTTGGCTACGGCAGAGCCGAAGGGATGCACTGATGAGCGATCGCCGAGCTAACGCCGGTCCTTTCACTCTTGTCCTGCCGCCTAACGGACGCGCCACGCTATTTGAAGCAGATGGCAGTGGGGTGGTCCGGGAATGTCCCTGGGGCGTGGGACATTTCGAGGCGCTGACTCACTTCGCTGGTGAGGTAATCCGACTGCACGCCATGATCGAGGAGATGACGCTGGGGCGAGAGAGGCTTCGCCTATGGCTGGAGTTCATTCAGCACAACTGCACTTCACCCGAGGCACGAGAGTATGCCGGCGAAGCGATGAATGGTGCGCATGTGCCGGAGGGCTACGACTGGGACGAAAGGAGCGGGCGATGACCGCCCTGGACACTCGTCCGCCCTGCTGGCGCGATGGATCGTGTCCGCGTCCGGTCCGCTGCTACCTCGCGAATGCCTGCCTAAAAGCAAGGAGGAAGATCAGCGTGGCCAAGACTGAAACGACAGTCGAATGTCCGTCATGCGATGGCACTGGCCAATTCTGGCAGAATGGATCGCCGTGGCGCTGCAATGGGTGTCATGGAACCGGACACTTGCCAATTGAAAATCAGCCAGCCAATTTCCAGACGACCATATTGGAGTGGTTCAACACCCTCGGCACGAAGCGGGGGGCGAAGGCAGCTAAGATGAGTGTGCCAGGTTTCAATAAGGCAGTGAAACGAGCGCAGGAGAATTTGCGTGGACAAACCGAATAACCAGACGCCCACCTTGCTGCGCTGTCATGAATGCGGCGAGAGGTTCTTTACGCCTCTGTGGCGCCTTAGGTGCCCTCAATGCGTGCAGAGGTTGGGAAAGGCCATGTATGACTCTTTGGAAGATCACCCATGAGCAACCCTACGACAGATCGGACGCCACAGGACTATGCCATAGAGTTTGGCGAATATCTGGCTCACGCGGCAGAGCGGTTCATGGCAGAGCACAACCGTGCATGGCAAGCCGAAGAGGCGCCCGACACCGACTACTGGCGGGCGCTGGAGAGTGCCATCTATGAATTCCGCAAGCGCGCCGCCAAAGCCGTCGCTGACGTGCCGGAGTGTGAACATGGCCGTTGAAAACAAAACGACAGTCGAATGTCCGTCATGCGATGGCACTGGCCAATTCTGGCAGAATGGATCGCCGTGGCGCTGCAATGGGTGTCATGGAACCGGACACTTGCCAATTGAAAATCAGCCAGCCAATTTCCAGACGACACCCTCGGCTTGCGGAGCGGACCGCGTAACGGACGAAGATATTGCGCTCCGAGAAAAGAACGCGAACTTGGAGGCTTTATTGTCCTCTATGGAAAAGGTCATTACTAAGGACTGGCCGTTCCGTGACGCTGCGCGTGTCATTCTTGATATTTTTGATCCTGGGGAAATGTCGGCTGAGGAACAGTCGGCTTGTATTACTCTGATCACTTATTGCCGCCAGCGCGCCAGACGAACGGTTCGCTTATTGGAATGTGGAAAATCAGCATGACCGATAACTCATCGACCGACTGCATGTGGGGGCTGGACGATCCTGACTACGGCACTTGGGGAACCTCGTGCGGTCACTACTTCTCACTTGAGGATGGCACTCCCACAGATAACAGCATGGCCTTTTGCTGCTTCTGCGGGAAGCCGATTAAGGAGATTCAGAATGTCGAGTGACCAGACCACACCTTACGAGGTGCGTCGAGAACGGATGGCACGAGTGCTCGCAGCCTCGCTGATGGGGTTACTCAAAGACCCGGCAGGCGACCACCTACCAGCAGAATGCTGGATGCAAATGCTTCCGAAGGCGGACAGTATCTTGTTCATCACTGCACCACCCGGAACGCCGGAGCATCATCTTGCCGGACAGCGATTGGAGCAACACGTTGACCAATAACCCTACCACACTTGAGGAAGCTGTGGCGGCGGCGATCTGGCGCGTCTATGTCGCCAGCCCAATCGTCACAGACGGCAGCGCCGGCCTTACATGGGACAACCTGTCATCGCTCGCGGCGAAGTATCCAGGCCGCGCTCCCGCTGTCATTCGTGCAACGGCCCTGGCTGAAGCGAGCGCTGCTATCGAGGTTGTAAATCATGGCCGCTGATTCTCAGACGACAGTTGACACTGCCCAGATGCGGCGCGTGGCGGATGTGCCTCGTACAACTGACCTTGCCAGAAGGCTTCTGCATGAGGCGGCCGATGAGCTCGACCGACTGCGCGTCGCGAGCAACAAAACAGCCGAGGCTATCATCCGTGATGTAGCTGAGCTTGAGCATAATCCGCTGCCAGGGATGCACGAAGATGAGGATTTGCAGCGCGCGGGGTTCAGAGTTGTCCCCCTGGAGCCGACGCCGGAGATGTTGGCGGCGTGGTATAAAGTGAAGAACGGGTTCCACTACCACGACGAACCTCCGCCCGCAGATACCAGTGACGTTGCCGCGTATCGCGCGCTCCTGGGCGCGGCTTGGAGATATGCGGGCGAGGCTTTGAACGGCGCTCATAATGGGGCATCTGTCATGAGCGCCGGCCAGGACAAAACGACAGACGGGAAGGAGTGGGCACGCGCCATACAAAATGGCGCGACAGAGCTGCAAGTGCGAGCGGTTATCTGCGCAATCAATCGTCTGACTGGATCACAGCGAACGAACGGCGCAGCGGTCATGGTCGCGTGCGCTCAGATACTGGGACAGAGCATCGCCGATGCAGGGCCAGATATAGCTTCCGAGATGCGAGCCGGGCTGTTGACGCTGGTAGACGGTTTCGCAATGCAGGTTGCTGTGGCAGGAACGGAGCCATGACCCAGACGACCGACTCTCCTCACCTCGTCTGGTGTCCGAAATATCGGAGGCCGGCGCTGACGCCCCGTTGCCGCCGCTAAAATTGTTCTGCTGCGGGCTGACTTCCCGGATGGAACGTCCGGTTAGGCGCCAAGCCAGCGGATTGCCGCAACTTGCCTGGGTGCCGCCGTGACGACGCGAACTTGAGAGGCGTGGAGATTACAGCGCGCCTGACGGCTCGACACTATCCATGCCCAGCCGCGAAGTGCTGCTGTCCCTCGGGTGATCCGGCGATTGCCGCCATTACATCACCCCGAGTAGCGCCAGACTGAAGAACCCCGACCCACCCAGCTTGCCCACCGGCCTCGGCGGGACGGCCCAGTGCGTTGACATACAGGCTATCGACGTATTGCGCGTCCGATTGCTGGCCGTGCAGCGCTTGGAATTCTGCCGATCCTGTTAGGTCCGCGACAAATGCCGACGCTGCCAATCCGCTATTCAGTTGATTGACCCAGAAGCCCAAGCCGCCTGCGTCGGCATCCCGCCCGAGCGACGCAATGTAATCCTCGCGAACCATGATCGACGACGGATCTGGCGGATCGGTGGCGATGAAGCCCTGGACAGGACCACCCGATGCCGGCGTGAAAGAGCCGGACAGTTGGTTGGAGTCGTTTATCCCTGTGATCCGTGTATCGGCGGCTCCTGGAGCGTCGATGAAGGTCAAGCTACCGGCCTGATCGATCCAGCCGTGCCAGTGTGTACCATCGAAGTAGCTACCAGCTACCGTGTCAGCATTATTGACGGCCATCGGGTCCGTGATGGTAGCGCTCGGCATAGCCATCAGGAACATCTGGCCGCCGAAGTCGATGAAGCCATAACTGTCCGCCGTGCCGACGATGACGCCAGCGTTGTTGATGCCGTGGCCTTCGGTAGCCGCCGCGCCGGTCACCTGGAAGAGCGACATAGTTCCGTTTTGCCAAAGGAAGCCTTCGTGGTGTTGGGAAAAGGCGAAGTCAGCTCCAACAACTTGGCTCATATCGTTGATGCCATATGCTTGGTCGAATAGTCCAAACTGACTGCTGGGTGTGATGCCGCTTATTCGCTGCACAGAACCATCTGGTGACCGAAGGTAGCCAAATACCCCGACTGGGGAGCTGCCCTCCGTTCCTACAAGCTGCCCCCCATTGTTTATGCCAGCGGCGGTGGCCTGATTGGGACTGGAGTCATTGACCGTGATGGGCGATATCACACTATTCGCGTAGGTAAAGGCGTGCGGGTAATGGTCGGCGCCGAACCCGGCATCATAGCCGGTCGCCTCCCCGGCGTTGTTAATCCCACCGAGCCAAGTGCCATCCGTAGCGCCAGCGACTGAGACGGTCTGGAATGTGTAAGAGCCTATGGTCATCGCGGCGTTCCTCCATTTGTGTGACAAATAGTCACACACGGGAAGAATTGGCATAGGGAATTAAGACAGGTAACTTTCTGACGGCGTTGCCAGGATGTAACCACCATCATCATACGACAGCTCAATGTGATGCGTCTTACCAATTGCCTCGTGCACAAACCTGATGCCGCGCTCCTCAGGGCACCATGGCCGCAATCCTTCGATCAGCGGGGTCTGGAACGGCCCATCGGTATAGATCGCAAGATCGTCGATAGCGATCACGTCACGCCCCTCAGGGCGAAGGCGAGCAATGATGTCCAATTCGGAGGCCAACGGAAGGACAAGCCCATCGTCCGCCTTGTTGGTCATCGGGAAATGTGCATCGAGCCAGAATAGGATCGGCGATGAGCGCGGCAGGTGCTCTAGCAGCGACGATAGAAAATCTGCGGAGCGTGCGTGCTCGATGTGGACACACGGATTATCCGCCATGCGGTGGCGACTGGCCCTGACCATGATCTCGTCCCAGTCGCACGAGTAGTAGGCGCGGAAGAAGTGGTTCTCTACGACTTCGGCGAGTGATACCGCCTGACCAACGCCTGTCTCGACGAAATAGTGCAGGTCGTATAGCTCCGTCAGTTGGCCGATATCGAAGTGCGTTACCGTTCCCATCCTGCGCTCCAGAAATGAAAAAAGCCCCCTGAGCCGAAGCTCAGAGGGCCGTAAGGGGGGATTAGCGGACTCTATATCATGCAGTCGGCGCTTTTACCACCATCTGCGCCGCGGCAAGTAACACCGGCAGCACGAATTGCGCGACCCGGAAGGCCATCGCCAAGGGCGGCGGTAACGGCAAGGTCGCCAGCACCCCGAGGACAGCCTCGGCATCGGCCTCGATGCGGGAGAGCAGATCGCCGGGCGCATCGGCAGCGGAGAACGCCATCGCGGTCTGTTTGAGATCGTCGATGGCGGTGGTGACGTTGGTCAGTGTCTGCGGCGGAATGTTGGGGATCATACTCAGCTCGGGCACCATCGCCTCGAACGTGCCGGCGAGTTGGGCGATCATCGATCCGATAACGGCAGGCGACATGGACATGGCATACTCCTGTTTCTAGCTGCTCCCACCACTTGGAAACCCTCTAGTGGTCGTCCCCCGGCTCTCGACTTTGACCTCTATTCGTTCGATGTAGCGCGACAGGCGCGTCTCCAGCGCATCTACGTCCTGCCGCCGGACCACGACCTCGGAAAGCCGCCGCAGATCGGTCTCGACCCGTCCCGTCGAGTTGACTAATTCACTCCTAAGCGACGCCCTCTCGTTAGCTTCGCTGCGAGAAAGCCCCTCTATCCTACCATTCAGATAGTCCCGCGCAGTGTCGATATGCTGATCCGACCTCGCCGCAACCTTACGAATTTCTCCCATCAGCCAGGCAAAAGAACCGACGACCGCCACGATTAGTCCAAGGACAAGACCCAGCAACGATACCATTGTGGCGTCCATGACTATAGCTGTCTGCCGCGGAAGTACAGTACACAGACAGACGCGAGACCGAGCATCATCTCGTAAACACCTGCCGCAGCGACATAGTGTGGAGCGGCCAGAGTCACAAAACCCATCCACACCCAAATAAGGATGCTTATGATAGAGACAATGAATTGTATCAGCCGATGTTTCCACGCCAAGCATATTAAACAGGCGACGGCGTAAACACCCATGATCACGACCCAGTTGACCGCATTCCCGTCGAAATGTTCAACCAAGCGCCTAACCTCAAACGTCGCGTTATTACCTAGGTCAAACACCCAGGCCAAGACCAGCGACAGAGCGAACAAACCCTTGGCAACCTGGAAACCGTCGAGCACATCTACGCGATGCACGAATGGCAGGCGTTCGCGCGCCGGAGGTTTGCGTCCAATGAACACATACTCTCCCTTGTCCTCCAGCCACATGCCGGACCAGACCAGCTCTACGGAATAATGGCTCTTGTGAATGTATCGGCAGTAGAAGTGCCGTACTCTGCCAGTCTGCCGTGAAGCCCTCATTTCGTCTCGCGTCTCGGCGAGATCGAGGGGATGAATGAAGTCTATCGCTAGCCGTCCCTCTATCTCGTCCCGCTCGTAACCGAGCAGGTTTTTGATAGATGGAGAAACCCGGAGGAACAGCCCGAACGGGTCTGTGATCAAAACCAAGTCCGGCGTGGTCTCAAACTCAGACGGGAGGTCGTTAGGTTCGGCACTATTCGGCTCCGTCATCCCGCGTCCTCACCATCGTCATCCCATGGCCGCCAATACGTTGATATCCAGGTCTCGAATGAAGAGACGCGATTGCAGTGTCTTGTTGACCGTGAGCGTGAGTTGATAGCCAACCCCAGCCGCCGCCGCTGGAGGCGCAAGGCCGATCGTGACGATCAGGCCCGTCGCATCGAGTGTGTTGGGCCAATCCGACCCGGCCAGTGCCAGGTCGTCGGAGGTCATCGGAAAGCCATCGCGGCGGATGATGGCGATCGACACGTTGCTTAGCGATGGGATGTAATCGCCGACCGCGCCCAGGTCGGAAGTGAGGTCGATATATCGTCCGTCGATTTCGCCGGCCCTGATCGCGGGCAACGTGACCGGCATGTACTGCCGCTGCCAGAACCTCATGCTGCCCGTCCTCTGTCGTGTGGCGGCAGTCCCGCCCCGCGTCCCATGAGACCAGCGCTCGCGCCCCGAGCTCGTGGCGGCAGCCTTGCGCCCTCGTCGACGAATTGCTGCCAACCGGCAGAGAAGCCGCCAGCGCCATCGAACTCGCCGCCCATGAAGACCTCGCCGCGTTGCGCGAGGGCGCCAAAGACATCAGCTTCGGTATCGAACTCGCCGGCAAGCGCGGCCACGACCGAGCCGCCCGCCGAGATGACTGCGACACCATCGATCTCGCCGGCCGCATCGACCAGCAGCGCAATCCCACCCAGCGCGGCGGCGGTGGCATCGACTTCGGCAGCGAACGGCGCCAGCAGCGCGATACGCCCTGAGGTGTCGGCGGCCGCATCCAATTGGCTGCCGGCGTAGGTGACGCGATAGGGTGCCCCTGTGACGCCGCCAGTGGCAGCCGCAGCGGCAGAGAGCCGGAACAGGTAGACGGGCGTGCCGGCCACGGAGGCGAGGCCGGGGAAGACGCCACCAGCGGCCATCCGCACGGTGGTGGTTGATGTGACCGCCGCGCTGCCGGCCAGCACGCCCGAGGTCTGCCAGGCCACGACACCCGAAAGGCGCCCCGCGAGCGACCCTGCGGTGTCGATCTCGCCCGCAAGAACCAACCGCAGGACGACCTGGCTGCTGAAGGCCGCAGCCCCGGCCAGGATGCCTGTGGCGGCCATCCGCAGGTTGGCTGTGCCAGAGGATACGGCCGCCCCGTCCACCTGGGCGCCCGCATAGGCCACCCGCATGGGATTGGCCGCTGCATTAGCGGAGCCTGCCTCCAGGCCACCCACAACCGCCCACAGCGTCGTCCTGGAGGCATTCCCTCCAGCACCGGGGAGTGTTGCGCCAGCGGCTGCTCGTAGCACCAGCGAGCCGGAGATGCTGCCTGTAGCGTCGGTCTCTCCTGAGACGCCGGCTGGTGCAGGCAGGCGCGAAGCGTCCCCGGCAATAGCGCCGGCCGCGTCAATCTCTCCGCGCAGTACCGCCCAGAGGTTGGCCGCCGCTGCCGCAGAGCCGGAACCATCACCCCTAGCCGCGGAGAGACCCCAGAGATTTGCTGAGGAGCTGATCGATCCTGCGGCATCCGCCCGTGCCCCAGCATATCGAACGCGGGTCGCGTTCGCGGCTATTCCTGCCTGCCCGTCTATTTCCCCCGAGACAACGCCCTTGACGTTCGCATAGGAGAAAATGGACGCAGCAGCATCGATCTTGCCAGCAACGACGCCGCTGATGTTCCCGGCTGCGGAAATGCTGGCAATGCCGAATACCGCGGCCCTGACTGCGGCCAGGATGACATCCGCAGCGGGAATAGTGCCCGCGCCGTCGATCTCGCCCGCTACTGTATATGCAGTGCCACCGCCACCTGATGGTGTGTAAGTCGCGACAAGTATCCCTTGCGCGCCAGCACCATTTGTCTTCGTGCTTACAGAGGCGGCAGATCCACCCCCTCCTCCATACAGACCGCCCGCGCCGCCAGTCGATACACCAGCGGCGTTACTGTTAGCCGAGCCACCGCCTCCCCCGCCGGCTCCGGCTGTCTGACCTCCTACTGTTTGTGTCCAACTGGATATACCAGTTGCGCCTGCGCCCCCATGAAACCCGGAAGCAACGCTAGTCCCGCTGCTCCCGCCGCCCGCTCCTGTTCCTGCGGTTCCATCTCCACCATTTGCGCCAGTCCCAGCGGTTCCACCGCCAGTGCCACCATTCCCTGCCCCACCGACCTTTCCCGTATTGCTGGTGCCGCTTGTGCCGGCAGTAGATGATCCACCGTCCGATCCGCCACCACTTCCGGCGCCACCTTGTGCGCCGCCCGATGCCCCGCCGGCTTTCCCAGCACCACCGGGACCAGCAGCCCCGCCGCCGCCTCCAGCAGCTCGGGTGTTTCCACCTCCACCACCACTACCACCACTGAAAGCGCCTGTAGACGGAATGCAAGAAGCTGCAACACCACCCGCGCCACCGATATTGCCAGTTCCCGGGCCATTGGCCCCAGCCTTCGCAACGAAGGTGCTGCCATCGACAAAAAGAGTATCGGTGCCAGTGCCGCCCGCACCGAGATTATATGATGCGGTTCCGCCGGGTGTGAGCGAGACATTCAGCGCAATAGCATAAGCACCACCACCGCCACCGTTGCCAGCAGTATTCGTATTGGTCGCGCCGGCCCCGCCTTCACCAATGCCCTCGATCTGATTGCTGGAGCTATCCCAATCCGAAGGAACAGACCATGACTGCCCAGATCCAGTGGTCGTGATGAAATCAGTGGTTAACGCAGTCCACGGGACTATTCCATCCCAGAACCAAAGCCGCGATGGAGCATCAGCTATCCGGCCTGACCAACCACAAATGGTGTTACCAAGTTCCCCATCTCCAGTGACCGTGCAGATGACAGTGTAAGTAGAGTTCCCGCCAGGGACCGGCTGAGGACATTGACCCTCTGTGCGCAGTCGCCTTAGCGTGCGATGGTCTGGTAGCCGAACAGGCCTATAAGAAGGTATCCGGGCATATAAATTATGCCCAAGGCGACGGCTTAATGACACTCGGGGAGAAACTGACCGTAGAACGTATTGCAGATGTTGGCAGGTGGCGTCCCATTCCCACCACCATTGCCGATCCCGTTCCCGACGCCGCCATTCCCAAAGCCATTACCCAGGAACGAGCCGGTGTTGAAATTTCCGTTTCCGTTTCCGTTCCCGTTCCCAAAGTTGCCATTGCCGTTTCCGTTGCCGCTGCCTACTGACTGCGCAAAGGCAGGTGCAGCTATGGTAAGCACAAAGGCAACTACCATTACTGTTCTAAGCATTGCTGTATTCCCCTATGACAAAGTGCATATCAAGCTGCCAGAATTGAAAATAACGCTATCCCCCGACGAAATGGCCCGTGCCGCCGTGACGGTGCCGAAGCGCAGATTGTTGCCTGCGGTCGCCGCCGTGGTATCCCACACGTGCATGCCCTGGATGGTGCATGCTGCGCTGAAGGGACCGAACGTCATGTTATTGAGGTTGAACGTCGTCCCGCCGGAAGCTGCGCTGAAGGTGGCGATAACGCGCGAATAGCCACTTCCGGTGCCGATCTCGACATAGGTGCCGACGACAGGCGTGCCAGTGGCCAGACCGAGCGCACGCTGGGCCGGAGATGACGCGGTCACCACCGCACCGCCGAGTTCATAGTTAAGCAGCAGGTTGGCTCCGAACGTGGCGCCAGCAGTGTTGATACCGGCCATTTAGGCGGTCTCCTTCAGTCGTGGGTTGTTGGGGGTGTAGCTACGTTCCGGCTACGGGTTGAGCGGCATAGCCGCTAGGCAACATTCCTCAGTGCCGGAGCCGCGAAGCTGCCCGGATGGATGGTTATGTTGCCCTTCAGTCTCTGCTCCAGAGCCTCAAGCCCCGATGGCATTTCCAGCAACGTGCGCGCCGTATCCAGGACCATCTCAACCGAGATATCGGCGATGCATGCCGCGCCGTCGCCAGCCTTGTTGGCGTGGCAGAACTCGATCGTGTCGTGGAGGCGATGGCATGGGAAGCAAGACACTCGCTCTCGGGCAGCATGAAGCGCGACGGTGTTCTTGAAGTATTTGGTGATGTTCTCCGGCGTCGCATGTGACAGCAGCGCAATCTTCGGCATGTCCTCGAAGCCAGCGGCCCATAGCAGCCCGGTATCCGGGGTGATGACGAGGTCGCACGTCAGGAGTTGTGTCAGGGAACGCCGCACCGGCCAGTGTATCGACTTCCCGTCCTTATCATTGGCAACCGTCTTTTCGTCAGCCTCATAGCAAGTCCGCGCCTCGTGAAGTCCATTAAGCGTGCCGTAGGTCTTCTCAAGGTGCTCCTGCGTAGCCTTGACGACGCTGGCCTCACGTCCGCCTGCACCGAACATGATCACCGGCAGGCCAAGCTCATGGATCAACCGGCCAACGATCATCGGAGATCGTGGATGGTATTTGTCGAGCCGTGAGCCAGCGACAGACCATCCTATGACACGATGCCCGACCTTGGCCTTGGTCTCCGCAGCCTTCTTCCACTCCTCCTCGGTCGGATAGAACAGCGGCTCGCCGAAGTCCGGCTCTACGCCGCAAATCTCCGCAATGGCGTCAAGGTAGTTCGCCGCGCAATGCTTCCGCCGCCACTCATCCGGCCAGTAGAAAGCGGTCTGACTCTGCGGCAGCGCTACCAGCGTTTCGCAGCTATGCGAGAGATTGACGAACTTCTCGTATTCGCGCGCCCGCTTGGCGAACCATCCCTGCCAGGCCGGCATGCTGTCCTTGGGAATGTCGTCGTCCTTGACCTTTGTCAGCTTGCTGATGAAGGGATTGTTCTCGAATACCGCCGTGGCATCAACATCGTTGGTCAGGAGATCGACCTGGTATTTATCAGCCAGCGCCGGCAGCAGCGCCGCTGCCATCAGGTTGTCGCCGATACCTCCACAACGCGAGAGGCCCATCCATGGCTTGCTCTTCATCCGCCGGACGCCACCCCATGAAAGGTCATCGACATCTCGTGCACGTGGCCACCGGATACGATCGCCGATGCGATGAAGGCTGCTTTCTCGTCCATCTCAGCCAGGAACGCATCCTGCTGGTACGTCACATCAGGCACGCTGGTGCGCAGCAGCTTGATCAGCATCCGCACTCGCGAGGTCGGATCAGGCTCATCAGCAACCCGGTTGATCACGTCGATCATATCTCTCCTCTCAAACATGCGCGCGCTCATAGCGGCGGAACCATGCCCCAGGCATGCAGAGCGTGTCTGGCATAGGCTCCTCGTGCGCGAGCACAAAGCCACCAGACTCCACAACGTCCTTGATAACGACCCCGTCATTGATCCAGGAGAAGTGCCCGTCACGCAGCGCCGGCACGGCCCGGTTGTCGCGGTTGACGACATAGAACGGCGCCCCCGGCGGCAGGGCATTGAATATCTGCCGGACGGCCTCATGCGGAAGCAGGACGTGCTGCAATGACCACACCGCCATGGCACCCTGCGCCCTGAAACCACGCTCGACGATCAGGTCTAACAGTTCAGGCGATACGAAGCCGCAGCTACGCCGCTCCTCGTGCATAAGGTATGCCTCGCCCTGCGCCCTCATGCTCGGCGAGAAGTCCACCCCCAGCACCGCGGGGTGCACGGCATTCATCATGCGGCCGATACCGCAGCCGTAGTCGATGACGACCCGTGTATTCTCCGGCCATTCCATCAACTCAGCCAGATATGGCGTCTCGCGCTTCCACCGCTCGTTGGTGTTGAGACCAGCCTCATCGTTCAGAATGACCGCCCGCGCCTCCTCTGTCGTACGGCAGGTGAAGATGCGCGGCTCATAGGTTACGGGGTCTCCCATCTACGGTATCACCGTTGGTTGTTGCGGAAGGCCGCCTTGGCCTGTGCCAATGACGGTGTTTAGTTGCTGTTGAAATATCAACTTGGCCTGGCAGTAGTTCTTGAAGTCCGGCACGGCGAATGGATGCGGATTGCCGGACGTATCGATGCGCACTGCGAAGCCGCCGGGCAGCTCCAAGCCCGCCGTTATCGCCGAGAGTAGGTTACCGTCGTCCGAGTTGGAGCGTGCGTCGCACGGATAGGTTCCATTCAGCATAGGGTTGCTGGTCGAGACAATCTGCATGCCAGTCGCGAGCATCGTCGCTGCCTGTTGCACCAGCGTCGGTGGCGGCGGCGCTGGAAGTGCGACCCACGCCGGCTGGCCGGCGGCCCCTACGCCGAGTATCTTGCCGGCGGGCGGTGAAGCGCCAGCGAACGTGGACCATGTCTGGTCAGTGATATCGACGCCGTCGCCTGGCCAGTTGCCGGCCGCTTGATAGGCGGCCTCTAGGATATAGGCATAGAACGCAAGGCGCGATGGCGAGAAGACATAAGCTCCCATATCACCAGCCCATCGCTATCCAATTGAAAGTGATGCCAGCCTCCCATTCGAGAAGAAGGACGCCGTTGTTGAAGAAGATGCGGCCAGCAGTCACGAAGAAGGTATTATTGCCCCCACCGATGATCTGCGTTCCGATTACTGTCATGGTCTGGTTGGGAGGATTGAACGTCGACCAGCCATTTACACCCCCCTCGCATGCAACTACCGATGCGAAGAAGTTCGGAAAGGCAATCGGGAGCGCATAGGCGGTTAGCGCTGCACTTGAGGTGGCCTGGCCGAATTGGATAATGAAGCCGTCCGGCAGAATGACGAAGTTCGGATTGAACCCGACATTGCCCTGGACGAAGTCCGATAAGATGACGCCCGCATTCGGGTCGCCTGACCCCCGCGCCCCGAAGCCCGCGCGAAGCCGGCCATTGTTGGCAGTGATATTGCCGTTGTTCGACGATACAGTCTGTCCCGTGACAGCCCCAACCGCAGCGAGGACGCTGGCATTTAGTTGCCCGTTGACGTTACCGCCGCCAGTGACCCCGAAATTACCCGCATCGTCCAGCGTGAAGATGGACTGCGTGTATGCGGCGTTGACGATGTTGAACGAGTTGTTCAGCGTGCGGAGGTATTTGTCACCGTTGGAGGTGTGCAGATGGACATTCGCGCCATTGCTGCCGGAGCCGTTGACGAAAAGCCCGTTATTCGTCCCGGTATCGGTGAAGCTGCCGAATGATGACGACGTAACAGACCCCGTGAACGCCGCGCTGCCAGATGCCGTGATATTGCGGATGGCGCCAAGGTCGCCAAGATCGCTCAATGTAAGGATCTGCGCCGAATAGTTGGAATTGAGGATGTCGAAGATGCCGCCCTGCGCCCGCAGCCATTTGTTCGGCGTTCCGGTGCTGCCGGGGCTTCCCTGTAGGGCAAGGCGAGCACCCTGCGTTCCGCTGCCGGTCGAGGCGATTGTGACGCCGCTCAATGTCCCGGTGCTCGGATCGACCGCGCTGACCGTCGAGCCAAACTGACCAGTCGTCGAGAAGGTGGCCGCGCCGGTCGCCGAGAACGTGCCTTGGACCTGCGTCGGCCCGAAGACTGGCGAGATAGACGCGTCGGTCATGTGCGGCGTCTGCACCATGTTCTGCATCTGGCCGGCGGTCGGCCCGTTCCAGACGTAGTCGCCAGTGCTCCAGGCGAGTGCCGCAGTGCCCTCCTGAGCGCGCAGCACGGTCAGCACATCACCGGCCCGTGCCGTGCACCAGACGGTCTCGAACACCGTCTGTGTCGCTAGGTCGTTCAGTGTCAGGGCGAATTGCTGGCCTGGCGCTGGGTTGGGGAATAGCGCGCCACCACCGGATGCGAGCGTGATCGTCGTCCCACCGACAGACAGGGACGCTCCGAGCGTGGATCGGGCATTGTCTGAGTACAGAAAGATTGGCATCAGGCTCCCTCAGTAAACGAATGAGGTCGAGCCAAAGACCGGCGGGACGAGGCCGGTCTGCGGCACCACGAGACATGACGCAGGACTCGATGCCGAGATATTCTCGGCCTTGGGGCCACCCGTGCGGAGCGTCAGACTGAAGGCGCCGACGCCATGCACGATGTAGAGGCCGCAGCCGAACGAATCCATGCCGGCATCATTCAATAACTGCCCGTTATAGGCGAAGTTCTGCGTCACCAGCCCCGCCGAGGTGGGCGTAATCGACGCGCCGATGTGAGCGGCGATGCCACTGCCCGTGCTGCTATTTGCGGTGAACATGATCAGCGCAATTTGCGAGATATTGGTAAGGCTGCCACCGACAAGGCGCAGGAACTGGCTATAGGACCACGTCGTTCCAGCCGAGGTGAATACCTCGGTCTCGGTCTGGAAAAAGGTATATCCGCCAGCACTGCCGGTGCCGGCAATCTGAAAGTCTATGTAGGGGATTTGTGACTCTGTTCCGGTGCCGATGACCGCCTGGGTCGAGGCTTCGCCTGAATTGTCGAAACAGAACCATTCGGCCGGCAGCGTCGATGCTCCCTGGTTCATCTCCGGCCGCGGATTGCGCACGTAGTTGATCACTCGCAAAGGTGTCGTCGGGCTGAAGGTTATGGCTGTCGCAGCCGCGGGACGCCCGGCAACGAAATACTGATGCCCAAGGGCGGGGCTGCCCGAGATGCTGCCGCCGCCATCAATCTCGCCGGCAACTGGCCATTGTTTGGGTGACCGCGCCGCATTTCCAGAGACGCCAGCAGAGGCCGCCACGGCGGCGCCGATGGCGGCAGCCATAAATGCCCTGCCGGCGATACCAGCAGAAGGCGCCACCAAGCCCGCCACAGGCCATGCTGTGGTGCCGGGGCCGGTGGGGGCGCCTATGACACCACCCGATCCAGACGCGGCAGCCATGGCCACCAGGCGCCCGCGCGTGGCGCCCGATAGATTACCGGCACCCGGAGCGGTCGTGGCCAGCGCCCGCCTGACACTGATCCTGCCGGACATGCCGCCAGCGGCATCCATCTCCCCAGCGGCGGGCAAGGTCTGCGGTGGCCATTTCGGGTTGCTGACAACACCCCCCGACCCAGAGGCCAATCCGCCCGAGGTCCAAAGGATTGCGGCGTGCGGTGGCGGCTGCCAGATCAGCGAGCAGGACTCCCACTGCGCTGAGGTCGGAGTCAGGGTCACGACGCAGCCGGTCTGGGGCGAGATGCTGGGCGCAATCAGATAGCAGCCCCACGGCGCACCAGGGAGCGGCGGACGCGTTCCGTCTGTGGTAACGCCCTGCGGGGAGGCGTCAACGAAAGTGACGATCAGATCTCCTGTGTTGTCCGCGGTATCGTTGGTCCCGACAGTGACTGTCGTCATGCCAGGCTGACCGCCAGGTTCTGCGAACCACCCGGCGCCACCACGATGCCCGTGGCGCAAGGCCAGTTGAATGTATAGACACCGACCGTCGCTGGGATGACGGCAATCTGCTTGCCGGTGGTGGCGGTGCCTGTAGCGGCAGCGTCGAATACGCCGCCAGCCGTCCCGGCACTGACGACCGAGACTGAGATCAGCCAAGCCGGTGAAGTCTTGAGCGCCGTGGCGGCTGTCACAGCGACTACGGCCGACGCGGCGCCAGGAACGCCCATAGCTGGGAGCTGCGGCATGCTTCACACTCCGACGTATTTACCGTGAATGAATAGGCTGTCGTCCTGCGTCGGATAACCGTGGCTATCGAGGATAGCCTGCCCGAACTGGTTGACCACCGCCTGTGGGATCACCGTCGTGGAGATGACGGCACCCGACTTGAATTGCACCGAGACGCTATACGTCGGCGTATCGAGCGGCTGCTTTACGATCCCCAGGCTCATGAAGTAGGGCGCATAGCGCTTCTGCGTCAGCAGCACGTAATAGTCCGGGAAGACCTGCTGCACGACAGACTGATGCGCCGGGATGCCCCAGTCTCCGAAGAACGGACTTTCGCCCCAGTTCAGCTTGAGCGTCTGAATGAGGGCAGTCAGATAGACGCTATCCGGCTGATCGTTCATGTCGCACTCGACATCGACCCACCACCTCGCTCCAGACTTCGGGTCCGTTACCCTGCCGTATGTGCGGATGTGCATCAGAGTGAGATGATCGTGATCGACGGGTCGGGGAAGCTCATTGCGGCGGTAATCCCGTTGGTAACCGCAACCGTGCCGGACGTACCATCCCCAGTGGTGGCGCTAGTCATCTGCCACGTGTTCGCTGTGCCGTTCCCGGTCCCATTCACCGGCCAATGGGAGAGCGCCACCGTCTTATTGTTCTGCGCACCCTGCCCGGCAACAACAATCATCAGGCCAAAGTGCCCAGCAGATGGGATAACTGCCATATGCAACAAGCCAGCCGCATTCGTCGGCACGTTCCACCTAGGCCCGGTGATCGTGCGGACGCCCTTGCCATTAAAGTAGCCGGCCGGGGATATTTGATTGTCGGTACTCGGCCCAGGACTGAGCAGAAATCCCCAATTGGACTGGAGCGCTGAACTCCACTTCATGTTGTAGGCAGATACCGGCGAGCAGTTCGCACTCTGGATGTGTTGCAACGCATCCCACACCGCACTGCGGTAGTCGGCCAGGGCCGCGTATGTGCCGCTGGTCGATAGGTTGCCTGACGGCGCATACGCTTGTGGTTGATATGCTACGTTTGGTGCAACACTGTGAAGCAGGCCGTCCGAGAACCAATCGGATATTCCGCCCTGAGATTGCGGCGCCTGCAAATATGACATCGGGTAATCATTGCTTCCGTTGGGTGCCGGGAAGTTGTCCCATTGAAATACATCCATGCCAGACGTGCTGCCGCTAAATCCGCTCCACCCGCCATTGAGGTTGTTGACGCTATCGGGCACCGGCCCAACGACGATATACGTGCCGCCACCCGGCAACGTCACGTTCTTCACATTGGTCACGATCTGGTTGTAGTAGCCACTAATGTCCTGTCCGTTATCCGGCTCATTCTGTCCAGTGAACCCGATCACCGGCAGGCGGTTTCCGTTCGGCATGATCTGGTTTTGGAAGAAAAGCGCCAGCACATGCATCATCTGGCCATATTGCGCCTGACTGGCCGGCTGATTTGCCTCTCGCTGCCAATTCTGATTGAGAACGATCCCGCTGATGCCTAGCGGATCGACCTTGTAGAAATTGTTGATCAGATTGGTGAATGCGTTTGGAGCAAGCGTTGGCGTCGTGGGAAACGTCGGGAGCGGAAGGTTCCAGATGCCGGGATTGGGTGGCGTAAGCTCCATCCACAGGCCTGGGCTGACCGTAGCCATCTTCGTCACGTAGTCGTCCGAGGTCAGAAGACAGAAGGGATTGCCGTTCGCAACGCTGAAAGAGCCTGACAGGCTCCCATCGTTCGCAAACGCCCCGTCCATTACGCCCCAAAGCCGGGGCGAGATAATCATCTGACCACGACCAGAGTTTTGTGTCGTGGTGCCCGGCGTCGGATAGAAATAGGGCGACGTAAAGTCGGCCGTCAGGAATGCACTGGAAGCGGCGGGTCCGGTCGCGGCTCCTGCCGAAACATTGATATTGAACGATGCGCTAAATGGCGAATTGCTAACGCCGGCTTGTGTCGCGGTCTCGGTGATCGCGTAGGGTCGCGCATTCGCCAGCGCGATGGAGGTGCTCAGCGTGTTGCCCGAGACGGCAAAAGACGCGCCATCTGCCCCGCTTGGTGCGCCAAACGCGCCCGTGAATGACCCACTGCTCATCGCGGCGCTGAACGTGCCTACCGTCGTTCCGCCAGCCACCGGCAATGTCAGGTTCGTATTGGACAGGCTGATTCCAGTGATCGTCGTGATATCGAACGGCGGACTGTTCCAAACGCCGACATAGTCGACCTGGGCAAACTTCGGCAAAGAGGCCGTATCGGTGACTGTGCCAAGGAACCCGGACCCGCCGTCGAACATGCCCATGTGTAGGGTCAGAGGAGTCGCGTAGCCGCTTGGCGTCGGAAACGATGTCTGTGCGACGCGGTCGATATAGAACGTCGTAGTGGTTGCCGTGATATACACGCCATAGGTGTGCATTTGCGACGGATCGATCGTGCCGACGCCAACCGCATTGTAGGTGTAGAAATTGCCGAGGACGGTCGTCCCGGTGGAATCGAACAGCGCGAACGCGCCATATTGATCTTGCCCGGCGACCTTGTTGATCTCGATGATGTCGATCTGATTGCTAAGCCCAGCGCCTTGCGCATACAGCGTGAAGCCGAACTCGGTCCCGTCGATCGGCTGCACCGCGACCTTGACTTCGAAATAGCCATATTGCTGCGCGAAGGTTAGCTGAGTTTGTAGATTGGAACCGACGAGTGGCTGATTGCCGCACGCTGCCTTGTATTGCGCCGGAGTGTTATCGATACCCAAAGAAAGCAAACCGCCGGAGATGGTATAGATGTTGGTGATAGGCGTCGCTGGATTGAACGGATTGAGCAGCCACGTGTTGTTCAGCGCCGCCCCGGCCGGCGAGTAGTCATAGGCCGGTTCCCATAGCGCGCCGGGTGCCGGATTGGTATTGTCGTACAGGTTGAGCGTGTTGAAGTCGTCGAACAGTGTCGGACTGCCAACGCCGGTTGTGGTGATCTGCACGATTGGCGCCTGAGCACCGACCCCCGCTGCATTACTGACATATGCGGTGAGATCGTAGCGCGTGCCCGTGGACAGCCCCGTGACTGCGATACCGTTCGTCAGCAGCGGCGAGGTCGCACCCTGGCTGGTCCAGGAGAGCTGTCCGGCACTGGTGATCGTGCCTGTCGGAGCGAAGCTGTACCAGCCCGAACCGTCAAACTGCCAGAACGTCCCCGTGATTAGGAACAGCTCCTGGGCATGCGACACTGTATCGACGACGGTTGTGTTGACGGTCGGGTTGCCGTTCGCTGCTAGCGCCCACGTATTGCCGAAGCTATCGAGGATCGAGCCAAAGGTCGGTGTGATGTAGGGCGGCGGCGATGCAACGCTGGTCCATGTGGTGCCGCCGGTAATGCGGTATTGTACCTGGACGACGCCGTCATCGAGCGCCGGGCCGCTGGTCGGCAGAGTGACGAAGACCACAGTGCCGGTGGCGGAGGGCGTGGCAGCGGTGATCGTGGGCGCGCTGGGTGTAGCTCCCGTGGAGCCTACGTTTGCCAGCGAGCCGAACGCCGAGCCGTTGATGTAGGGCACATACCATGCCGCAGCGCTGGCGGCGGTATTGGTGCCGGAATTGGTGAAGCCGACAGTGATGGTGCTACCCGCTGCCATCGGCAATGTGTTGTTGGAGATTGCAGTGAGGAGCGGCGGGGAACCGAGGCGTGCATCTGGATGACGCACCCACGACTGACCGACACTATCAGCAATGGTGTTGTTGCTTCCGCCGGCATTGTAGGCATGCACCAGGACGGCGCCAGCCGTCGTCGGTAGATTTGCGAACAGCCGATAATAGTCGATCTGCGCGAAGGCCGGCAGCGATCCGGCTGCCGGATCATTCTGCCCGATATACGACCCGCCGGTGGTCAAAAAGTAGGCGAAGCAGGCATTCGTCAGCCAGGGTCCACCGGGATTGGCCACCTGCCCGACCTGAATGCCGTCGAGATAGACGGTGATGTGGTCGCTTTGCCAGTTGATCCCGTAGGTATGGAATTGGGTAATATCGATGTTCGTGCTCTGGTAGACGATGATCGGCGATATGGTGGACCCAGATAATTGCACTATGACGTGCGGCGTTCCGGAACCATTAATCCAGATCCTGAAGTCAATCTCGACGTTCCAAGTCGCGCTGATCAGGTAGTCTTCAATATCCCACTGGAATAGGAGGCCGCGCGTATTCGACGCCTTCACTCGGAACTCATGATACCCGAACAACCGACCGCCGGTTGAGTTCAGATCGTTGATGATGGTGCCGATGAATGGCTGGCTGATCCCAATACCGGACGGGGTGGTCATCAGCCCGAGCGGCAGTTCTCCGTTCGCGGGTGGCGGGTAGACAGTCACGGCCTGTGGCGTAGCCAGCGGATTGGCCCACCAGGTATTAACGCCATCCGATGCGCCATCGGTGGCGCCGGCCTGTGGCACGCCGAAGGCCCACTTGTCGCCGGCCTGGAATGTCCTGTGCGCCTGCCAGGGCGCGGTGGTGAATTCGTCGTCGAAGATCGTGGCAGACGTGCCTACGCCCGGCACAGCCTGGCCCAGCGTGATCACTGCATTGGTCGGCGTCGACCCACCCGCGACGGTGATAGTCGACGAACCGAGGAAAACCGGGATCGGCCGGACGGATGCGGTCTGCCCAATGTCGGCGCTGTCGCGGGCGGTGCCGTCAATTTCACCGCGCGCTGCGGCAATGACGTTGACCACGCCGCGCATCAGCCCGCCGTCCCTGGTAGGATGCCGCCCATTGCACCTCGCGTGTTGCTTCTGCCGGTGACGCTGCCCGACCCGTCCACACGGCCCGTGAGCGGCCACGTGACGGCCCCGTTGTGCAGCACGGCCGCATCACCCGAGAGGCTACCTACGGCGGCTGCGGTGGCCACCAGGAGCCGTGTCCCGGCCAGCACGCTGATGCTGCCGCTGATGCCGCCCGCGCCCGCCACGGTGGCAGAGGAAAGCCCCCGCACCCGGTAGTAGCCGCGGATCGCCGCGGCGCCCTGGAGCGCTCCACCGCCCGTGTTGGGGATGGTGACGATGGTCGGGCTGACCGTGTAGGTAAACTGGAAGGGCAGCGCCAGCACGCCATCGGTGACGGCATACTGGAAGACGGTGCCGATCGAGTTCTCTGTGACCTCGATGGTCACGGCAGTGCCGGTGGCACTGATTGAAACGTCGTAGGTGTTGTCCTCGATCGGCAGATAACCGTTCGAACCGTTTATGAACCGATGCACTCGGCGCTTTAGCCATTTTGTCGAGAACTGAAAGCCGTCGCCGAGATAGAGGTGCCAGGTCAGGATGCGCTGGTAGATGTCATCCGTAACCGGCAGGTAGCTGACCGGGTTGGTATTCGCCGGATGCAGCCGGCCGCCGTTATAGACCGACGTATTCCATGGCATCGTGTTGTATGGACCAGACCCAGCACCGACTGGTGCCGGCTGCTGATAGGACAGGATCGGCCTCTGGATGCCGTAGAGACCGGCGCCAACCCAGTCGAGCAGGTTACCCGATAACGCCGACCAAATCGGCAGGTTCAGGTTGTTGAAGTCATCGAGCCATTTCTGCGCGAGATAGTTCTGCGATGCAACGAACGTCTGTAGGTCGTCGTCGTCCTCGTATTGTTTGTATAAATACGAGGCTATGACCGTCTGAAAGGTTACCGGACCCGATGGCGGGAATAGCGTCGTGTCACTCATCAGGGGCCGGTAACCGTGACGTGTGCCTGGTCCGTTGAAAAGTAACTTTCGCTGTCGCCCTGAACGATGCCTGTGCCAACATTCGGCACGGTAACCACGCCATTGATCTTATAGACCCACGTCATAACGCTGATCAGCCGGGTATCGACCACGGCCTCGATGGCGTTGAAGACACTCTCCTCAAGCGCATACTGATTGATCGGCGCGCCAACCGGAACGGCATTGACGAAATTGATGATCGTGGTCTGCGCCAACTGGCTGATCGCCGGCTCGGAAGCCAGCGTGCTGGTGGCGTTCCAGGTCAGGTCCACTTCTACGGTCTGCTTTGGAGGCGTAACCCATGGGATGGTGTAGGTATCGGGGAAGTCGCTGATCGTCACGCTGTTGTTGCGCAGGTTCGGCAGCACCTGTCCGCCGCCCGAATAGACGCCGAAGGACGACGTATCGACGCCGATAGAGAATGTCTTCTCGTCGGTGACGGTGATCGTGTAGCTGCCGGTATTCAGTTCGGTCATACCCAGGCAGCCGGAAAACGTCACGACCTGCCCCGTCGCGTATCCATGGTTCAACACCGTGACCACGACGCCCGGATTAGCCTTGGTCACGCTCGCGACCGTCATCACCGACCCGGTCAGCGACGACAGGATCGGCACGCCCTGATAGATCGCATTGGCGATGGCGAACTGGTCAGGCGTCGCGCCGCCGACAATCACCTTCCACAAGCCCCCGCTGACCGCCTGAATGGCGACCTGTTGCGGCAGGACGCCGGACACCGCCATGAGCAACGTCTTGAGGAAGTCGGGTGTGCCCTGGCAGGTCACCCGCTCTGCCTGCATCACTCGCAGCCGGTATTGCTGTTCAGTCTCTGGGGTAGTCCCACCCGTCCCTGGGTCGGGGTTGGTGACGGTGAGGCTGACAGGCGAAGGCACAGAGGATTGGACTGTGGTCACGGTGGCCGATGGCACGGCCCACTGGCCGGCGACGGTGGCAATGGCATTGACGATAGGGGCAAAGCCTGTGGAGCCGATCGCCACCGCCTGCTGGACGCTGTAGCTGTGCGTGCCGTCGCCGACGAGAAAGCCCTTTTGGATCAGGAAGCCTGCCGGCCCGGTGAATAGCAGGCCAACGGTCACGTTCTCCTGCGTGCCGATCGGGATCCCCAGCAGTTGCCCGAGTTGGTTCAAGATGAACGCATTGGCCCCATAGGGCGTCAGTGAGTTCAGCAGCTCAACGCGGGCCTGATCGCAGATAATCAGCGCCGCTGTGTCGGTGCTGCTGATGTCCTCAATGAGCGAGCCTGGCAGATTGGCGGTGTAGCCTGGGACTGGCGCAATGACCGGGGCGCCGTTCTTGTCAGTCCCGTAGGTGACAAGGTTGATGAGCTGACTGCGCAGGTCCAGCGGCGATTGTGGTTGCGCCCCTGCCTGCGTCAGCACAATCGGATAGAACAGCTCGTCTACGGTCTGGGGCATCGTTCATCCTGTGTGTCACCGGACCACGCGGCCCCTCATCATGCGGTCAGTCGCCCTCTTCATGCCGATTGCATCGCCGCGGTGGCAGGCGTCGTGGTAATCGCGCTGCGGACAGTCACCCCGCGATTTGCTAAGGGCGATGGCCACCGCCTGCTTTTGTGGCTTTCCAGCCGCGATCTCGGTTTTGATGTTGGCGCTAACGACCTCGCGCGACGAGCCAGACTTGAGCGGCATCTCGGCCTCCCGCTATGTCCCGGCGACCGGCGGTCCTGATTGAGCAGCACCGGCCTGAATGCCAGAGTGATGGTGCGTCTGGATGTTGATCGCGTCGGCGCCGCCAAAGCCTCCAATCGTCGAACCAGTCACCCGCAAATTACCGTCGATCGTGAAAGTTGCGCCGCCCATGTTGAAGGTCACCGGCTGCCCGGCCGTGTTGACGGTGATCGCACCAGAAGTCACGGAGAACGTCTGGCTGCCGAGGTCGATCGTCAGTCCGGTCGGTGTGAGTGTTATCGTGCAGGTCTGATCGGCATCCTGGAGCACGACACCGTTTGGCCCGTAGATGACCACTGCGTTGCTGTCGACGCTGCGCCATCCGGTATTCCCGCACGGCATGAAGGCGAGCGTTGAGAGGTTGGGCTGCTGCGAGAAGTCGGCCGTCCCAGAGCCAAGGCCTGACATCTGGCCAAGGTAGGCATCGGCGCTGATAGCGAATCCCTTGTCTCCAGCCTGGATTGGGTAACGGACATATTCAGGCCCGAATAGGGGCATCTTGACTTGCGGCAGGGAGAGCGGGTCCGCATTGATCTCGAACTTGACCGTGATCATCGCCCCGTCGACGGAGACGACCGAGCACGGTAGGCACTTGCCTATTTGCTGCACGCGGCTTTCGGAGGCGCGCGACATCGCCTGGTTGAGCGATAGGACAAGAGGGACCTTCTGGGAATTGGACGGCATCTATTTGGTCTGCAACAGCTGTAGCGTGGTGTTCCACGCCATTGCATCCGGTTGCCGATAGTTGCCCCAGTGATGGATGCTCTGAACCTGGAACTCGCCCTGCGCGATGCCGAGCGTGTCGCGATCCCTGCTAGGAATAGTGCCTGGCATGGCAGCGGCGGTGGTCTGAATGGTCGCGCCTTGCGGAAACTTCACCTTATCGAACAGCTGGAGGTCGCCGCGCATCACGAGCTTGCACGTTAATTGGAACGGCGCAAACCATGTTACCTGGCCGATCATGTCCTGGAACCGGATCTGCTTGATGTTGCCGCTGTCTTCCTGAACGCTGGTGTCTTTTATCGACACCGTTTGTCCGTCAGTCGCGATATAGACTCCATCGTCGTTTGTGCCACGCTGGCCGGCGGTCATATGCTGGACCAGCTGGGCGAACTCGGTCAGAGTGAAATAGTAACCGCTTATATCGTCCCGCGCCGTGCGGTCATCCGATACGCTGAAGTTCTGCTTTAGCTTTGCGAGCGGCGGAACCGTCTTGATAGTCTGATCGATCGCGTCCTGGAGCGTCTGGCCCTTCTTCCACGTGAAAGTATAAGGTTGCCGCTGATTGGCCTCGGGTGTTCCCGTAAGGCCGCCTGATCCGATGACCAAGTCCAACGTCATGTCGGTGCCTAGCCAATTGCCGAACGCCTGCCAGATGCCGCCCTTTACGACTAGGCCTTGCTGTGACGGGTCAGCTAGTGGCAGGCCCTTGGCCATACCAACGCTCACAGCAATGTTCTGATTGTTGAAGTCTTTGCTGAAGATGTCCTTCAGCCCGAGTCCGTAGATCCGCACATAGGACCGCGTATCACCGATATGTTCTGCCTGCTGGGTGACATCGATCTCGACATTGAGTGCCGCCGGATTCGTGGTGCCATCCGCTAGCAGCGATGTAATGACACCCGGCTCCAGCTGCTGTCCTGCTGGCCCCAAACCTATCGGCAGCATGTTGCCGAAGGAACTGAACTGAACCGGATTGCCGTCAGTATCCGTGACCTCGATCCGATAGTATCGGCTCATGGACTAATCTCGAACGTCTTACCAAGTTCCCGGAACACCATTGTTGACGTGAGGAAGTAGCCGGCCAGCAGGTTGATATCACCATCCTGCGGCGACGAGATGAGCGGCTGGCAGAAGACCAGTCCACCGTTGGTGGTCAAGCAGGTCAGATACCAGCGCTGGCCGAAGACGTTCCACCGCACCAGCATCTGGTAGGATGTGCCATCGAGCGTAGCCGAGAAGCTGAAACCTTGACCTGGGGGGGGAGAGAACGGGATGTAGGTCGTCACGGACTGGCGCCAGCGAACGGTCCCAGCGCCCCAAGTGGGCCGCCGAGGGCATCGGTCGGAGAAACCACACCGAAGCCTGAGACGGTGCCAGGAATACTGCCTCCGACCGCTGCGTTGGCGCCCGACCACGAATTGCCGGTAACCTGTCCGCCGTTTGTCAGTCTGCCCATCAGCCCCTTGGACGCGGCATTGGCGGCATCCAACGTGATCAGGGGCTGTTGGAAGTCCATCTGCCAAGTGTGCTGCGACTGCGCGCTCTCACCGCCCGAGATGTCCGTCATCCGCACCATGACGCAGTCGGTGTAGAAGTAGCTCGGCGTCAGGATCGAATACGTTCCGCCACTCTGATTGTGCTGGTCAAGTGCCTGCTTGATCAGCATCATGGTGGCGATCTTCGACGCATAACCGAGCCGGTTTCGCACCGGGCAGACCATTCGCATGCTGATATTAAGCGGCTGCTGAATGACGGCGTTCGCGGCAATCGCCTGATTGGCGAAGGGATATGTCGCGATCTGATAGTCGATCAGCGATGTCCCTGGCATCGGGATGAAGTGGGCGAAGAAGTCGTCAAGCGTGACACTCTCGGTGCCGGAGGCCAACGACAGAACGAAGTTGATCCCCAATCCTTCGGTGAAGAAGATCAGCGGAACGACCTGACCGGGGAACTGGCCGATGATCGAGGAAGACGACCCCGTGAGATAGATGGGGGAGAGTTCGTATGCGAGCTTGAACGCCGTGCCGATCGGTGTAACGGACATCTCAGGTCGCCAATAGGCGCGACTGTGTCACGAAGTTCCCGCCGGTCTCGTTCTGAATAGTCACACCGACAGATGGCGGCCGAGCCGGATGGAAGTCCCGTCTTGGCCCTGATGCGGGCGCCTGCGGTGGTGATCTCATTGGCTCGCCACCCGCCCCACTGCCCCCGAAATACATCTCGCGGAGCGCCTTCATTAGCGGTTCGTTGGTCTCCCACGGTTGCAACCCGCGGTTCTGCAATAATGCCTGCGCTGCCTGTGTTTGCACGTCGTATGGGGCATCGATTGCGCGCGGGAACTGGTCCTCGGGAATGCCGGCTAGCTTTTTTGCCTCCCGCCACGTCGAGTCAATCATCTGATAATAGCCGCTGGCCGTGAAGCCTTTAGGATCATCGGCGTGCCGGTAGTTGAAGACGTTTCGCCCGCCCGATTCGTATTTCCGGACGAGTCCTAGAACCGAGTTATCGTTCGCCCCCATGATGGGTGTGCGGAAGGACGCGTCGTGCACCATCCCCTGATAGGGATTGGCTGGCGGCGGCTTGTCCTCGTCGTTGCTCCTCTGGCCTAGCCGGAAACCAACGATCTCGACCGGCAGGGGGCGTGCGGCGAAGACTGGAACCCCGCCGCCCTCTGAACTCTGGGTGTAAGCGGACGGATGCAGGAGGGCAGACGGCGTCTTCCGCCGGAACAGTGGGTCATTCTTCAGCCGGTCAGGCAAAAGGTCAGGCAGTATCGGGTCCTGCTTCCCTTCGTCGGTGCCCTGGAACATCCGCCAGCGGCCATCCGCATCGCGCCCCCATCCGGTAACGGCCGGCGGCGTCCCTTTCTGCTCCTCCACCGAGGCCGGCGTATCGTTTGTCGTGCCCGTTACAGTGTTCTTCGCCGATCCGAAGAAGTTCTTGATGTAGGTGACGAACCCCTCCAGGGCCGTCACTGCCTCACCGACCTTGGTGGTGAACGCCGCAAAATCGGTCAGGAATTGCGTGTCCATGTATTTGGCAAAGCGCTCTATGGCATCGGCCATCGCCCTGACATTGTCTGGCTTCAGCGCGCTATCGATCAGCGATACGAGGACTTTGGTGATCGCCTCGGACAGATCGCCCAGCGGCTTCGCCACTGCGGCGAGATCGACAACGAACGTCTTCTCGATCGTCGCGCCGGCCGCCTGCAACTTCTGCATGAAGTCCTGGAACGTCCGGAGCGTATTGTCCGGCACGTCCAGCCGCCCGCGTAGCTGGTTGGCTTCACCGATCTGCTGCGTCAGCTCCTGACCGGGCCGTCCGGTGAGTTGCCGCATCTGCTCCAGGCTGAGCAGGCCGGTTCCGTGTATCGCTTCCCAGAATGACCCAGCGCTCCCCGGCTGCCGCCGCTCCTGGCCGATGAAGGCGTTGCGCGCGGCAGGAAGAAACTTCTGGAGCAGATCGAATGAGTCGTCACTCGCCTGCGGATTCATGCCCAAGGCGCTCATGGCCTTGAAGGCGTCGCTGGTCTTGTCCTGCGCCCCCGACTTCAGCGCTGACATAAGCTGCGACATATTGCCGAAGCGGCCGAGCGCAATGTTGGCGCCCTGTAATCCGCCAGCTGTGGTGCCGGCACCCAGCGCCTGATTGCGAAGGTTCGAGGCGTCCTTGGCCAGCTTGTCGAAGCCGAAGGCGCCGCCGAGCGTGGCAAGCCCCGTCAACCCCGCCAGAATGCCCGAGATGGACATGAGCCGCTGGGCCATCTCGCGGATGTTGCGGACAACGTCGCGAGTATGGTCCCGCATGATGCCCCACTGGCGGGATAGCTTCTCCGCCCAGGGCAGCGCCTTCTCCTCGGGAGTCTCCTCCCCGCGCCCACCTGGGCGTGGCGACAATCTACCGGGGATGCCTCCACCGCCCCCCGGCTGAATGCTCAAACCGGTGGTCCGATACTTCTCCAGTTTGGCTATCAGTTGGTTGAGCGCTGTATCGTGGACGTTTATGTCAACGTCCAGCACCGACCGGAGCGCCATGCTACATCCCCACCCTTGACGCTCGGATTACGTGCCTCTGCCGGAACTCTACTGGGGAATGCCAGGGGAAGAAGCTGTCATCGGCCCGCTCAGTAATGCAGTCGTGGAATCCGTCATTGCTGGCCCAGTCGAGGATTGTGGCGACGACGCTACCGGGGCTGTCGCGCCAGTATTGGCGGTCTCGGTCGAGATCGGCAAAGAAGCGGCGTATTCCGATAAGCTCGAGGATGATGTCTGCGCACCCCACAGTGCAACAAGGCCATCGATCAGGCCCTTCCGCTCCTTCCTCAGATTGAGCCGCCAGGCGAGCGTAAAAAAAACCAGCACGCCGTCGATCTCGTCGCCGTCCTCTTGGTCGATCAGCTCGGCCTTGAGCGCATCGTCATAGGGGATCATCTGCCAGCCGGTCGCATGGCCATTTGAGCCGGCGCCCGGCGCCACCACGTTGGCCAGCCGCCGGATCTCCGGCATTAGGCCACGCTGGACACCCATCGGCCCGTCCCAGACCCGCAAATCCTCCGACACCTTCTGCAAGCTCATGGCCGCGATACGGGGCCCGGCAAGATGTAGTCCCTCGCCATAGATCAGCGCGAAGGCCTTGGACAGCGGCAGCCAGTAGCGTTGGAAGACCTCGCGCGAGATCGGCGCAGCGTGCACATAGACGGTCGTCCCGTCAGTGCGATCAACTGGAACAACGATGTTTAGGGATTCGTCGATCCTCACCCTTGCACAATCTCCCTTGTCGCTTGGCCGAATAGGTCCACTACGGCCTCGCGGGTTATCTGCTGGTCGACCGACTTCCAATGACCCGGCGCATAGGACGCCAGCACGTTGCCACCCGGAGCGTCGCGGAAGACCAGCGCACCATACTCAATGCCGACATGCTGCGCCTCGATCACACGCTCCCATGGCGCATCATCGATCTTAGTGGCCCACTGCGGCATTGCTCAATCCCAGAGCGAGCTATTCGTCAAGTAGTAAGCGCGTATTCGCACCGAAAAGTCCGCATCGTCGCCCGCGAAGCTCATCTCGTTCACTGCCTGGATTGCGGCGTTGGTGATGTTGTAGGCCGCAAGCCCGCCGCCTGGTGCCACGTCCGGCCGGATCACACCATCACCGATCAGTGCGTTGCTCTCCATCTGCGCCTTGTAGAGCGAGCAAAGCTGCTGCGTGCGCAGCATGTGGATCGTGCACGTGACCATCATATACGGCTCTGGTGACGCGACCGCACCGGTCATCGTGTTGATGAACAGTGTGCTCTCGCCATCGAGCGCAAGGCTGATGCCGCGCCGGCCAAGGAACGCCGCAGTTATGTTCAGCGACGCGTTGCTTGGCCATACGATCGAAGCGCGAAGCCTGTTGAGGCTTCCCTGAGCGATAAGCGGATTGGGAATTGTAGCCTCCTGTGACTAGGCGCGTAACGCTGCTAGAACGTTATGAAATCACTGACCACGACGTTAAGGACGATGGCGGTAAACCCACGCTGCGGGATGTAAACGATCGTCAATCCGGCATAACGTCCCGTCTTGTAGTCAGTGGGATTTGCGCTCGCATATGCGACGAACGGAATGGCGTTGACCACGGCCTGTGCGGTGAATGCGTTCTGGTCCAACGCCTGTTGGAAGTCGTTGGCGTTCATCTCGACGCCCAGCACCGACCCGACCGCGAGGCCGAACGTAATCTCGTTCGTCATCAGTTGCGTGAGACGCGCCTGTAGCCGGTTCACGCCGTTCTGGTCGTAATAGAGCGGATTGACCCGGTTGTTCGCGCCGTTGATGATCTCGTTGGCCAGCACGATATGCGCGTTGATCTGCGTGTAGTCGACCGAATACCAGTAAGTGAAGTCACGCCCGTCCTGGGTCACGCCCCACAGGATTATCGTGTTGGACAGGCCACCTTCGGCGCCTGTCCCGATGATGTTCGTGTTGCTGGCCCTGAGCGTGGTCAGCAGCGCACCATTCCCGACCGTCGGATAGGGAGTGACGCCGAACACATCCTGGAAGCGGAAGGTCGAGACACGGTTCAATGGTCCCGGCCGATAGGACAGTGACTGGTAAAGCGCGCCAGCGAGCGAGAATTCCAGCGCCGGAATACCGGGCGCCTCGATCAGCGCCACGACGCATTTCATCACGTCAGTGTACGACGTATAGGTGCCCGTTGTGGTCGTGACCCAGAAATAGGTCATCGCAGTCGGCGCCTCGAATGAGGCAAGCATGGTCAGGAAGTTGGCATTATTGTCCCAGGCCCGCGGGACCAGGAACGAGTATATCGTCTGCGGATTGTTATTGATCCATGCCGTGAGCGCTGTCACGCCATCGTCTGCGCCGCCCAGGCCAAGCTCCAGCACGTAGATCGACTGCATCGTGCCCTGCGCGAAATACGTCGTGGCCATCGCCGTCAGTTCGTTGACTGAAGCGCCCTGATAGGTTCCGGGCACCGTCTCGCTGCCGGGATTGACCGCAAGCGCATATGTGAAGGTCGACGCGCCAGTGATGGTGCAGAGGAACGTGCCGTTGTAGCCACTCGGGGACGCGCCCGCGATGGTGAGCATCAGTGTATCAGACGTGGTCAGCCCGTGCGGCGATGACGTCGTAACGGTAGCCACGCTTGATAGCCACGCAATGGTCGAGATGGTCTTGGCCAGCGTGTTCGGCTGTATCGCTGTGAGGTCGCTGAACTGGGTCAGCAGCGTCAGGCTGTTGGCCGCCGCGTTGGTGCCACCCTGGCTGATCAGCGCGCCGGTCTGTTGCAGAAGCGACGGAGCCGGGGCTTGCAAAAGTGAAACGTTCACGGTCACGATGGCAGGGCACATGGGCTATATTCCTTCCAAGTCCCCCTGACCGGGAACATTGCGGTAGAAAGCGCGCCGCGCGATTGACAAATTTCTACGATGCCCAACAGACTTAGGCTTGCCAGTCATTGCCTTAGATAGACTAGCGCACCATTCGGCATTACGTGGGCCTTGCTTAACACCAGACTTGGCCACCGATATCTTCCGCTTTGTTTCCTCGGTATGCGGCTTTGTATGTGTCGGATGTCCCTTACGCTTGGCAGATATTATCTCTATTACCTCGGGCGGATGCGTCCTGTCCTTCATCCACGATGTATGGCCAGCACCCCGGTTGGTATTGCCTTGCATCCATATGGACCGCCGCTGCCTCAACTCTATTGACTGCTCGTAGCCCGCGTGACCCTCGCCGCCATCCGTGAAGTTGACCAAAGGGCCGCCATGCCGCTGGCGACCGATAGCTTTGATGAGAGTTACTTCGGTCTCTAAGGCCTGTATATCCGTCAGCCCTTCGCGCACCTTGACTATAGGAAGCACACCCCCGGCAGCCGCGTAGATAGCCCCAAGATGCCGATTGGTGTTCTTCGTCTTAAGCGCATGAACTACCCAGCGATTGCGCCGTCCCTTGCCCACATAGCAAGGGGTCCCGTCGGGGCGGAAGATCACATAGACATAGAAATCGTGTAGTGTGGCCCTAGCCATCGCACCTGTGTCCTCAGGTTCGTGGTCAGAAGGTCCGCTGCTGGTGACACAGCGCGGGCCTTCGCTACGTTATAGCGTTCAGGCCAGCGAGACAGCAAGCGTCATGCCGGCGGCCGGGAACACCGTCACACCAGACACGCACGGCCATTCGAGCGTGTAGACGCCGACCGTCGCGGGGATGCTGAAAATCTTGTTGCCGGCGGCCGTCGATCCGATGGCGGCGCAGTCATAGACGCCGCCCGCCGCCGTCGATGCCGCCACCACGTTGATGCGGATCAGCCGGGCGTTGGTGGTCCTGATCGCCGTGCCGGTAGTGGCCGTGATATTGCCCACATAGCCGGTCGCGTTCGCGCGATCCTGCGTGACGATAGGTCCCTGCGGCATGGTCTCTGCTCCTGTGGTCTGGCTGATGGAACGCGAGGCGCGGCTTAGCCGACGCCTATTCCGCTGATGCCGATTGCGAACCGGCCGATCGCGCCTGCCGGCTGCACCGCGGCATTCCCCGTGAGGGTCCCTGTCCCGCCGAGCACGCCAACCGTGCGTGAGCGGTCGTCCGGTAGCACCGTGGCGATGGCGTCGGTGATGAGCTGGCGCGCGATATCGTTGACGCGCGTCTGGACATAGGAGACATCGAAGTCGATGTATTTGAGCTGGGCGATAACCATGCCCTCGGGCCATGGCCGCTTGCCGTCGCGGATCGTCGGCATGTTCATGATGCCGAAAGCGTCGGTATCGAGCGTATATTGCTCGACAAGGTCCAGGAAGTCGGCCGCGGTGTTGTTGTTGCAGCCGTAGAGCGTCACCCGCACGCTCTCTCGCGTCAGCTGGTAGTGGCTATAGGTCGACGACAGCCACGGCATCGACTGCATCGCATCGATGCGCGATGCCTCGATGTGCACCGACCCATAAGGCGGCGTCAGATTGTCCGGCACCAGGTAGGACGGATACAGTGTGATGTGCGGGTTGCGATCGACCGGCCAAGACACCCACACCGGATCGTAGGACACAAGCTGGAGCCACGCCGGCAGGCTGTCCGAGACGATCGGATCAGTAGGGATCTGCGACGGCTCATCGACCAGTTGCAGCGCCATCGCCGCCGGCACGCCGTCGCCCTGGTAGTGGAAGACACCAGCCTGTGGGAAATACCAGCCATG